GATGCTTGGAAAACATATAGACAAGCCTTGAGAGATTTACCTGCTAATAATAAAAATGTAAGTTGGGATGGAACTACATTAGGCAATGTAACATTTCCAACAAAGCCAAGTTAAGGAGTAACAAATGGCATTAACACGAGTAATAGGAGATGGTATTGGTCAAGTAACTGACATCAAGATAGGTGGTTCAGGCAGTGCTAATACTTTAGATGACTATGAAGAAGGAACTTTTGATTTAACAGTATCAGATGCAACAAGTGGTGGGAATACTGGCTCTGTAACACAATCAAATAAGTACACAAAGATTGGAGATACTGTAATTTTACAAATAAACCTTATCAATATTACAACAACAGGTTTGACAGGTGCTACAAATCTTTATTTACAAGGTTCACCATTTACACCATCTAGTGATTCTTATGGCTCTGGTTCAGTTACAGCTAATTTAATAGATGTAGAATCAACTTGTTTTAGTTTTAATATATTTATAAATGCTGGTCAATCTTACTTATCCTTTAACCAATCTCTTGATGATGCTGGGTCAGGAACAACTCATGTTAATAAATTTAACAACGGAAATGCAGATGCTTTTGCAACTGTAATATTTAAAGTTTAAGGAGTTCAATATGGCAATAACAAAAACAGAAGAAATTATTAAAATAGAAGTAGTACATACTTGCGTAATTCAAGTTTTATTAAACATAGTTATTACTGAAAATGGACAAGAAATTAGTAGGTCGAATAAAAGATATAGTTTAATTCCTTGTGGTCACACTACACCAAAAGACAGCACTCCAGATGATTGGGTATGGAATGATACAGATGTAAGCGACCAACCACAACAAGTTCAAGATATATGTAATGCTGTTTGGACAGATGCTGTTAAAGCAGATTATAAAGCTAGAACGATAGCACAGGGGTAAAACATGCCATATATAGGAGTCAGTCCACAATTTGGAGTTAGAAGAAAGCACACTTACACTGCCACTGCTGGGCAGACTAGTTTCAGTGGTGCAGGATCAGAAGGTGCAACATTAAGTTACACCGACTCCAACTTTGTTGACGTATATCAAAACGGTGTAAAGTTAGGTGATGCCGACTACACATCCACAAGTGGTACAGCTATTGTTTTAGCTCAAGGAGCGTCAGTTGATGATCTTATAGAAATAATAGTTTTTGATGCTTTTAGTGCCGCAGACACTGTAAGTAAATCAGATGGTGGTACGTTTGATGGTGCAGCTACTTTTGCAGGTGGTGTATCAGGTAATACAACATTTAGTGGTGAAATAATAACATCAACAAGTGGCACATCTAACGTAAGAATAGGTGAGAACGCAGGAGATGCCATAGCTAGTGGTGGTAATTATAATGTGTTTGTTGGAGATGAAGCAGGAACTGCGATTACAACGGGCGATAGTAACGTAGCAGTAGGTTTTGAAGCATTAAAAACTGAAGATGCTCATGGCAACAATGTGGCTGTTGGTTACCAAGCTCTAAAACTTCAAGATGGAGGGGATAATAATTATAGTGTAGCTGTTGGGAGTGAAGCAGGAAAAGCAGTAACAACTGGTGCAGCAAACACACTTATCGGAGGTCAGGCAGGAGATTCCCTAACATCAGGTGGGTTGAATGTTGCTGTTGGTTACCAGGCACTCAGTACAGAAGATACACATAGTAGGAATACTGCTATTGGTTATCAGTCATTAAAAACTCAAGATGCTGGAGCTAATGCACAAAGCACAGCAGTGGGTTATGCTTCAGGAAAAGCAGTTACTACTGGAATTGAAAATGTATTTATTGGAGCTTCGTCAGGAGAAAGTGCGACAACCCCAAGTTATACAGTAGCAATAGGTAAAAGTGCTTGTGGTGGAGCAGTATTGACTGGTAATAACAATACAGTAGTTGGTCATGGGGCAGGAACAGCAATGACTTCAGGTGAACTGAACACTTTAGTTGGAGCAACATCAGGAGATGCACTAACCACAGGTATTACAAATGTTGCCTATGGATATGGTTCATTGACTTCTGACACAGCAGGTCATAGGTCAACTGCTATTGGATACGCTACTTTACAAAATCAAAACTTCTCAAGTTCTACAAACTCAAACAATACAGGAGTTGGATTCCAAGCAGGATTATCAATTACAACAGGAATAAGTAATACATTTATAGGAGCACAAGCAGGGCAAAACGGAACTGATACAGATTATAATACAGCAATAGGCGATAGAGCATTATATACTAATACTAGAGCAGATCAAAATGTTGCTATTGGATATGCTGCTTTATACACCTTGAATAAAACAGATGGTGATGATACTAGAAATGTAGCAGTAGGAAATGATGCAGGATATGCTACCACAACAGGCTATGAAAATGTGTTTGTTGGTAGAAGAGCAGGAGCTACTCACACTGAAGGCTATAGAAATACTATAATAGGAGCACAAGCAGGTGATGCTATAACAACTGGTGCTCACAATATTCTGATTGGATATCAAGCAGGAGCATACTCAGGGCAAACAAATGTAGTAACTGGTGGTCAAAATATATTAATTGGTAATTATGCTAGACCTAGTGCAACAAATCAAGCGTATGAAACCATTATAGGTTATAATGTTCAGGGTCAAGGAAGCCAAACATTTACATTTGGTCAAGGTTCAACAGATACTAGTATATCATTTGGAGGAACATCTTGGTCTGCACCATCAGATGAAAGATTAAAAGAAGATATTAAAGATGAAACTATAGGTCTTGCATTTATTAATGAGCTTAGACCTGTAACTTTCCAATGGAAAAAAGCAAACGACATTCCAAAAGATATGGATGGTTACGACAAAGATTCTGATGATAGACTTATGAATGGTAAGTATAATCATGGTTTTATTGCTCAAGAAGTTAAAGCAGTTATAGATAAATATGATATAAAAAACGGATGTAATCTGTGGGCAGAATCAGAGGGTGACAAAAAACAAAGAATAGCAGAAGGTGAGCTTATACCATTCTTAGTAAAAGCAATACAAGAGTTATCAACAGAAGTAACCGCACTTAAAACAGAAAACGCAACACAAGCGACACAGATCGCTGATTTAATTAGCAGAGTTACAGCATTGGAGAAAGGGTAGAAAATGTCAAGATCAGCAGAAGAAATAGCACAAGCACATAAGGCTTGTTTAGATGGTGCAAATACAATTAATGTTGTAATTGCTACTCATGCAAAAGGTAATAATTTAGATAAAGACTCATATGGTAATGAAATCATACCTTTTGGATATAACATGACACATGATGAAAAGAAAGATAGAGTAAGACGTAGTGTTGGATATCTCAAGTATCAGAAAGCATTAACCGATTGGGATAAAGAAGATTTTACAGTCATAGACAAAGCTATAAAAGACGCAGATACATTTACAGGAGACTAATGTGACCAAAGCAGCAGAATTAGCAAAGATGGGTGAAGTCCTAGCCAATAGTCAGATTGGTGGGCGAAGGAATATTGTAATTAATGGTGCAATGCAAGTTAGTCAAAGGACAACAAGTTCTACTGGAGTTGGAGATGGTTCAGTTGGATATAAAGTATTAGATAGATTTAGAATTCAAAAGGGTGGAAGTCCTAATGCAAGATATACGATGACACAAGACTCTGATACTCCTTCAGGGTTTGCCAATTCTATGAAGTTAGAAGTTACAACAGCGACCACAAGTTTTGCAGCAGCAGACCATCAATATGTAGACCAATTTATAGAAGCACAAAATTTACAACAATTAGCTTATGGCACTTCTTCTGCTGAAAGAATAACACTAAGCTTTTATGTAAAATGTAGTACAGCACAGACTTTTGGATTGGATTTGGATAATGAGGATAATGACAGATATTTTAATACGACTTATACTGTTTCATCAGCAGATACATGGGAAAGAAAAATTATAACTTTTCCTGCTGATACAGTTAGTGGTTTTAATAATGATAATGGCAGAGGATTAAGAGTAAGATGGACTTTAACCGCAGGAGCAAACTATACAGGTGGCTCTGTTTCAACAGCTTGGTCAGGAACACAAAACTATGCAACAAACCATGAAAACACTTGGGTAGCTTCAACTGGTAGAACATGGCAACTTACAGGAGTCCAACTAGAAGTAGGCTCACAAGCCACACCATTTGAGCATAGGTCATTTTCAGAAGAATTAGCTTTATGTCAAAGGTATT